ACTAGCGATATTAATAAGCCCGTTAGCGCTGCTCAACAAACTGCACTAGATTTAAAGTATGACTCTTCTAACCCTTCTGGGTATGAGACTCCTTTAGAGTTAGACGCTAGAGATACGGCCGACAGAGATAGGGTTAATCATACTGGTACGCAAGTAGCTGCCACTATTTCAGATTTCGACGCTGAGGTCAGTAATAACCCTGCCGTAGCGCTAAATAATTCTAAAGTAAGTAATGCTACCCATAGTGGCGAAGTTATAGGCGATGCTGCTTTAGCTTTAGATAAGTCTGCTATTAATAATAAAACTTTAGTAGTACCCGCAGCGGGCGATATGCTTTTAGTAGCCGACGCTAGCGATCTGGATAACCTTAAAAAAATAGACGTAGCTAATTTTGTACCGCCTATTTTTGGTACTTATTTTCAGAGTATCGAAGCCGAGCTAGAAGTTAGTACTTTTTCAGAGCTATACTTACCTATTAACGAGTTAGTGCTTACTACCCCTATTTTACCGCTAGGTAACTATTACGTGGGCTGGTCTATGGAGTTAGGCGACGGGGCGGCAGAGTTTATAATTAAAGATAATTTAATAGTGTTAGGCGAATCGGATAATTTACTAATACCGCGGTATAGATTTAGAGAAGTTAAAAGTAATTTTAAAGTACTGACTGCTATATCGGGCGTACATACTATTAGTATGAATTACCGTACAGAGACGGGCGGCGCTCAGGCTACTTTCGCTAGACGTAGGCGTCTAGTATTTTACAGGGTAGCGTAATGCTAAACATACCCTTACCTAATTATTTAGATTTTAAAAACGAGGTAATAAGTAAGGGCTTAAAGCAGTTTAATTATAAAAAATCAGGTAGATACTTTCTATTAGCGATAGATGGCCCTATATGCTTTTCTCATAACTTATCTAGGCAAAACGAGCCAGACTATACAGCTAATCTACTACCCTTATCTAATCAAAAAATAGGTGACGAAATAGTTATTAACCCTTTCGCCTCTAAAGGTAAAAACCATTTTAAAGGTACTGGGGTTAAAAAAGTAGTGGCTGCTAACTCTACTGGTAACGTAGATTTAGTTATAGGCGCGGGTACGTATAGGTATAATGCTATAGAGGTACTTAATGGAGACTACGGCGACTACGTACAGTTAGAAGTAGTCGATACTAGTTTAGGTACATACTCTACTATACCTGATTATACCCTAGATACTTTCGGTATAAATTGGAATATGAGTAAAGAGCTTATAAAGACCTTACCTTATGAGGCTACCGTTTTTACAGGTATGATTTTAAGAGTTAAATATACTAATAACACTAACGCAGATAAAGAAGTCTACGTTAACCATGATCTGCATTTAATACTATGAAAATATACATCGGCGCTAGTACGAAAAAAAAATTCGCGTTATTTAGCTACCTAGTACGCTGGTATAGCTCTAAGCCGTATAGCCATATATATACTAGGTATCAAGATCCATTTACTAAGCAAGATATTATAAGCGAGTCTAGTCATGGCGAAGCTCATAAAATACTTATAGATAAATGGTATCTAGATAATAGAATAATAGAAGAGTATGAAATACAGTGCAGCGAAGAGTTATTTAGAGCTGTATTAATTCGTATTAACCAGCGTCTACAGGCTTACTATTCTTTTAAGAATATTATAGGCGTACTTATTTACGATATAGGGCTACATAGACTAGCCGAGTATTTTAGAGACGGCGAAGAGGGTACGATATGTAGCGAGTCGGCTTCTTTTACTCTTAGCCTTTTCGGTATAACATTTAACAGACCTACAGACTTCGTTAGGCCAGACCATATAATAAATAAGTTAGATAAAGCACTCCGTACAGAGGACTACATAAAAAAGGTATTGATATGAATAAGTTTTTTACTGTTATATATGAGGGTACAGACCTATCTAAAAAAGTTAAAGATTTTGGTACAGCGCCAGTAAGTGTAGAGCTTGCCCCTGCCGAGTATCTCTATGTAGGTTTTTATAAAATGTTTAATCAGTTTTTCGTGGAGTTAGGTACTAAAAATACAGTAGCTAATAACATGACTGCTGAGTATTTCGATGGCACTACATGGCAGCCGTTAAATACTTTACTAGACGAGAGCGAGGGCTTTATTAAGTCTGGCTTCTTCTTTTTCGAGAAGCCTAACAACTGGGCTAAAACTACTATAGGCGGGCAAGAAAACTTATACGTTAGGTTATTAACTGATACTACCCATAGCGTAGGTACTAAAATACAGGGCTTAGCTATTCTACTTTCTAATGATTTAGACTTAGAAGGGGTTAGGGCTAACGTAGTAACTAAGTTTAACGACGGTAATAGCTGGGTACTAAAACATGAGCAAGTAAGAAAAGATATAATACAGCTTCTTAGAAATAAAGGTAACAGGGTAGTTAAAAATAGCAATCCTAATAACCCGCTAGTAACAGAGGGCGCGAAGTTCGCCGACTTAACCGAGTTCGATCTTTTAGAGACCGATCAGTTAAGGCAGGCTTCTCTATATAAAGTACTTAGCGGTATTTATCTAGACGAGCTTAGCGATAATATCGACGACAAGTGGGATAGGCAGGGCAAGCGTTATGAGGGTATTTTCTTTAAAATGTTTAATCTATTTTCTCTCCAGATTGATAACGACGATAACGGCGCAGCCAGCGACGACGAAACTAACGTAAGCACTAATACGAGTTTAGTATGGGTATAGAAATAGTTAGTGAAATTATAGATGCTTGCAAGCTATCAATAGACGCCTTAATACCTACATTTAATAGACTCGATTACGAGTTCGATATACTTAAAAATAACGAAAATAGAAATAGTAAAAGGTATGGGCTAATTCCTTTGGGAGCTACTTTTAAAGAGGGTAGCGCTTTAGGTTTTACGACTATAGAACATACCTTTCAGTTAATACTAACTAATGATTATATTAATAAAGACGACGATAGCGCTCAGAGTAACGCCACGCAAGAATTATATTCTAACGCTTTCGCGGTTATAAAAGACCTACAAAAAAAGTCTATAACTTTACCTACGAGCGGCTACCGAGTACTATTAATAAGCGGCCTATCCTTCGAAACGCCAGAGCATGACGACGATAATGCTACGACGGTGCTAAGAATAGACTTTAATATAACTTATAGATTTAGAAATAGCCTTTAACTTTAATGGAGTAAAATATGGGTTTTGGATTAGTAAAAGACGACGGTAGTGTATTTATCGAGAAAGAAGCTGTAGAAGGCGCTTACGAGGCAGAAGCTTCTGGCTCTTCTAGTGTAGGCGTTTTAAGCGACGGACTAGACTTTGTCCCAACGAAAGAAACACTAGAAAGAAACAATAGAACGTCTACCGTAGAAACGGTAGTCTCGAGGACGGGTCAAAAGTCAATGGCTGGCTCAGTACCTACCGAATTTAAAGCAGGGCCTTTAGAAGGCGACGAGCCGGAGACGGCTAGCCTTTATGAAGCTCTTTTAGGCGGTAAAGACTTGCTAGTAGAAAGAACTTCTCTACTGGGTAATAGTACTACTGAGATTTTTCTAGCAACTGGCGAAGAGTTACAATACAAGAAAGGACATATCGTAAAAGTTAAGCAATCGGATATAGTAGGCGAAGACCATGTTAGCCCTATTGTATCGGTTAGCTCTGTTTTCGGTCTAGAAAGTATTACTCTTTTAATTCCTTACGGCGTTGCTTTTTCTGATAATGTTAAAGTAGCTAAGTCTACTCAATTTTATCATAAGTCTGGCGCTCCTACCCTCTCTATCACTAATTATTTAGGTGGCTCTATTAGAGAAAAAGCTATAGGTATGCGCCCAGTAAGTGCAGAGCTTAGTAACTTTTCTACAGGGCAGCTACCTGAGTTTTCTTTTTCTTTAGAAGGTTTAGACTTCGATAGAAAGGTAGGTACTCCGCTATTTACTCCTATTTACGACGAGGATAACGGGGCAGAGCCACCAGTAGTCCTATGCTCTAAAATTTATAAAGATAGTACAGAGCTAACCATTAACTCTTTAACTATTTCCATTAGTAATACGCTTGGGTTTTTAACGTCTACCGCTTCGAAAAGTGGAAAGATTAGCTCACGTATTACAAAAATGAGTTGCGGCTTTACCATTAACCCATATATGGAGGATAACGACGTAGATTTATTTTCTATTTTCGAGGGGAATGGTGGCTTTAGTATTTTCGGTAGCTCTCATAACTTTGGTGCTAGCCAAGATATTCATAATCAAGTAGTAGCTTTTTACATGCCTAACTGCCGTATCCCCGAAATTTCTACAGGCGACGAAGACGGTATTCTAACAGACGCTATTAATGGTACTGCTCATAGAGGCACGGGTAACGATACTATCTTTTTAGCTTTTATTTAATACCTGTACTTTTAATAAATTATAAAGATAAAATGGCCTTAAGAATTTAGGGCCATTTTTTTAACTAAGGGGTTAGCATGATAAAAATAGAAAAAATGAATAAAAAATTTACGTTAAAAATAAGCGCAGGCGATCAAGAAATACTTTTTACATTTGCCCAGCTTAATTATTTTACTAGAAATAAGATAGCTTCTTTAACTACTTCTTACTCGCAAGGTAACGTACTTAGCGACGTAGGGTTAGTATCTTTTTATAATATAAAATACGCACTAAAAGAAGCTAAGGGCTTAGTAGATGAAAGTGGGGGAGAGTATAAACTTACTTTCGTAGAAGGCGAAGACTGCTTAACAGACGAGTGCGTAGACGAGTTACTAGCCTCTGAGTTAGACGACGCTTTACTTTACTCAGCTATGAGCTTAGGGGCTAAAGTACCTACTGAGATACTTAACCCTGTTACTAAACTACCCATAGAAGGCGTAGAAATTATAGCGTCAAAAGAGAAAGGCGAAGAAGTAAAAAAGCCTTAAACGACCATACTATAAACGCGGTATGGTCGGTACTATCGGATAGTATTACTCAAGTAAGCGGGCTTTCTACTATAGAGTATATTTATTTTTTAGCAGCGATAGAAACAAGGCTAGAGCCTCAAAAATTTAATTGTTTGCTCTGCGCGTCGAAATATAAAGATAAATCTAGGAAAAGAAAGCCTAAAGGCTGCTATGATTACTCTACTAAAGTATATAGATTAGAAAATATACTTTATAAAACTTGTGTAGGTAACTATAATAGTAATATAGATTTCTTAGTAGAGGCGTTTAGTAAGTATGAGAAAGGTATGCTACCATTTAAAGGTACTTTAGGCGAGCAGCCTGCTAAAATAATAGATATTTTTCATATCATAGAGCAGCGAAGAGAGACTAAAAAACCTACGGACTAAGGGCTTTTTAATGGGCAGTAATTCTATAAAAATGAGCATAGAGCTAGAAGGCGATAAGGCTCTAAGGACTCTAAAAGCACTACAAAAAGGCGTAACTAAATTCGGTAACGAAGGCGGTAGTGGCGTAAGAAAAGTTAACTCTGCTTTTAGTAATTACCTAGGTACTTTAGGGGCGATAGGCACAAGTAAAGCTATAGCCGTTATGAGTCAGCAGATAAGGGCAGCGGTTAGTAATGCTATCGACTTCGAAAAATCAGTGGCAGAAATTAATACGCTCCTACCTAAAAATGAAAAACTAACTAAAAAAACTACCCAAGCTTTTCTAGAGTTTAGTTCTTCTTTCGGTAAGAGCGCTCAAACAGAAACTAGAGCATTTTATCAAATTGTATCAGCAGGGGTTAAAGGTACAGCTAAACAATTAGATGTATTAAATCAATCTAACGAAGCCGCTATAGCTGGTTTAGTAGACGTTAATACCGCCGCCGACGTGCTTACTTCTACTATGAACGCCTATTCTCAGAGCGGGCTAACTGCTAAAGAGTCGTCGGATGCTTTATTTGTAGCAGTTAGAGAAGGTAAAACTACTTTCGGCGAGCTAGCTGCGTCTATAGGGCAAGTAGCTCCTACTGCTAACGCCGCTGGGTTAGAATTTACAGAGCTTACGGGTACTCTAGCAGCTATTACTAAAAATGGTATCAGTACGGCAGAGGCGACGACAGGCTTAAAGGCCATACTAAGAAGTATAATTAAACCTAGTCAAGAAGCGGCCGTAGCGGCGAAACAATTAGGCATAGAATATTCTATAGCTGGGTTACAGAAGGCTGGCAGCTTCGTTAAGTTTTTAGAAAAAGTTAAGGTAGCGACTAAAGGTAATATACAAACGTTAGCTAGACTTATACCTAACGTAAGAGGGCTGGGGCCTGCCGCTGGTATTGTTACTGGCGATCTAGAAGGCTTTAAAGAAGTATTAGACGCTACTGCTAATAGTGCAGGGGCTACCGCTAAAGCTGCCGATATAATGAAGCAGAGTTTAAGCTTTAAATTAGACGTAGCTAAAGAGTCAGTAAATAACTTAGGTATAACTTTAATAGGCTCGTTAGCTCCGCAGATAAAACTAGTGTCTAGTTTTTGGGCTAATGCTATAAAAGGCTTTAACGAGCCAGCACCTACTAGAACTATAGAAGAGCTAGAAACTAAAATTAAAAAATTAGATGAAAGCACCGATAAATTATCTAAAACTTTAAGCGATAATAAAAATAGTACATTTTTTAATTCTATTTTCGGGGCGGCGGGCGATACTAAAAGGCATTTAGCTGAGCAGTTAGAGGCCCTTACAAAATTAAAAGAAGAACGAAAAAAAATAGTAGACGAAAATAAAGCTATAGAAGACGCAGCGGCAGCAGATAAACTAGATAAAACTCAAAAAACTAGCCAGCTAGAAGTAGAAATAGAGAAAGAAAAATTTAACGTACTTAACGAAGTGCGGGCAGAAAATAAAGCATTTAATAAAGAGTTACAAGCAATAGAAGAAGAAGAAAAGTTAGCTAAATCAGAGTTAGACCTAGAGACTCTAGCTTCTATTTTAGGTAGAGAGCAGGCCATAAGAGAGTTAGCCAAAATAGAAGAGGTTAACGGCGAAGCTAAGCAGATAGCCGCACTAGATAAACTTAGAGATAAAGCTTTAAAAATTAGAACTAAAAAAGAGCAAGACGCAGCTAAGGCTAAATTAGCTTTTGAACGCATGATGGCTCAGCAGGGCATTAGTTTAGTAGCTAATACTGGTAACCTAATAAACGCTATAGCTGGTAAACAGACACAAGCGGGCTTTTTATTAGCTAAAGTGGCAGCAGTAGGTAACGTACTTTTAGCAGACGGGCAAGCTAGAGCCTCTGCTACCGCAGCAGCAGCAGCAGCCTCTATAGCGGCAGGGCCAGCAGCGCCAGCGGCCTTTACGGCTAACCTTGCCTTTATGCAGGGGCTAATTACTGCTAATACTGCCGTATCTTTAGGTACGATAGCCGCACAAGTTATAACTGGTGGTAAGTTTGCTAGCGGAGGTATTGTAGGTAGCTCTTCGCAAGTCAATGATAGAAATATTATCGGTGTTAATGGCGGCGAAGCGATATTAAATAAAAGGCAGCAGACTAATTTATTTAATTCAATAGATAACGGTAGTTTTGGCGGGGGCGGTAGTACAGTTATAACTATTAATAACCCAGTACTTCTAAACGACGAGGGCGTAGACGACCTTATAGACGCTATAAACGACGCGCAAGAATTTAGAAATAAAGAACTAAGGGCAAGTTAATGAACTTCATACCTAAGATAGAATATATAGAATTAAATACCTTAATACCTAAGACTATAACTTTCGATAGCCCGCCAGAGGGCGACCCGCTAAACGAAGAGTATAAACATAGCTCTACCGTAACTACGTCTAACAATGGTATGCGGCAGACTCAGCATAACTATACTACTAAACTATATTCACTAGATTTTTTATTTCAGAGTGAGATTGTAAAGAATAAGGTATTAGACTTTATTAATAATCACGCTATGAAGGGCGGTAAGTTTAATTATTTTATCCATAGCGACGAGGCTACTAGCGAAATAATGCAGATAGAAGGTAAGGGTATAAAACTAAAAAGACCTATACCTTCTGGCGTAGTAGGCGAGTTCGAGTATGACTTTAAACTTAAAATCAGTAAGGTACTCTAATGGGCGCTTATGAAGACGAGTTAGATAAAGACTTAACTACTAATATAGTTATATCTATTAATGGAGTTTTCTATGCTATTAGAGAGCCTGATAGCGGGCTTAGTATTACAGACGAGTTTTTACAAGTTAAGACCCCTAGAATTAATGGCGTAAATGTAGATATACGAAAAGGTAATACTCCTATAGGTACTTTTTCTTTTAAGCTTATGGAGTTCGAAGGCGACAAAACATCAAGTAAAATAATGTTAGATGATACTCAGTTCTTAGGAAAAGAGTGTATCGTTTACTCTGGTTTTAATACTGGGAGTTTTGATTTTTCAGATTATAAAGAAATAGCTAAGACTAGCGTAACGTCTGTTACTAAAATAGCTAATGGCTATTCTATAAGAACTAAAGAAATAGTGCATTTAATAGCTAAGCCTGCTTTAAATAGAGGCGAAATATTAGATACTTTTCTACTACCCGCTTCTACTACCCTATCTATAACTACTACCGCTGGCTGGCCTAGCTCTGGTATCGTTAGAATAGATAATGAGTTTATTAATTATTCTGGTAAGGATATAGACGGTGTAACTCTAACAGGCCTAACTAGAGGTATATCTTTAGGCGGTAGCCCTAGTACAGCGGCAGAGCATGACGTAGGAGAAAAGGTATACCAGGTTACAAGTTTAGACGGCGTTAATCCTGTAGATATGCTCCTACAGATTTTACTAAGCGATATAGGTGACGGCGCTAATAATGCTACCTACGACGTATTAGAGAATGGGCTTAATATACCTCCGTCTAATATAGATATAGCTGCTATAGAAGCTATTAGAGATACGCATTTTACAGGCGAGATACATAGTTTATTTATTTGGGGTAACGACGATATACTAAAATACTTAGAGAAGTTTTTACTACCTAGTACTAACTTAAGATTTATAACTATTAATGGTAAAATATCTTTAAGCCTTTTAGATCAAGTAAACTTTAACGAGAGTGTACCAGTAATTAACGAAGATAGTATTATAGGTACGCCGACTTGGGGGCTTACTAGCGATAAAGTAGTAAACGTAATAACTGTAAAATATAACTTTAACTTCTCTAATCAGAAGTATGAAAGCGAAAAGACTTTAGAAGACGCGGATAGCATCGCTACTTTCGGTAGAAAAAAGACCTTAGAGATAAATATGCCTTCTATTAGAGACGCTCAAAACGGGCTAGCTCTAGCTATAGAAAAAGGTAATAGGCTACTAGCTAGATTATCTACCGCCAGAGGTAAGGTGCAGTTAAAATGCCACTTCGATAAATCTAATATCGCAGTAGGCTCTAATACTCAGATAGTCCATAGGTACATACCGCAACAAGGTGGTACTTTAGGTTTTAGCGACCAGCTAGAAGTTATGAGTCGATCAATTGATTTAGGTAAGTCGAAAGTAACGTATAAATTGGAATTTACTTCTTATACTGGTATTAGAATACCATTTATAGGCCCATCGCCCAAGGTAACGGTAGTAGCCGATCAAAAAACTTTCGAGTTAGATAACGCTGCGTGCCTTAATGTAGGT